TTTTCGAGGGCTTTGGTAACTTGTTGTACGATTTCCATGACGGTTCCTTTATTTTGGTAGGTAGTTGCGGAGCGCAAACAGCAATTGCTCCTGACTGGATTGCGCCTCGGCGTCTTCGTCAGCATCCCGCTGCCTGAATATGTCCTTGGCTTTGGCAACGAGCTGTTTCGCTGTTGCCTTGTTGAACGCTCCTACATCCCGCAGTAGTCGCTCAAAATCCCTGACGGTTTCGATCCGTCCGATTTCTTCTGCGGCCTTGACGGAAAACACCCTGGCTTCCGCATTGGCCGGTTCATTTACGATGGATATTTCCTTGAGCATCTTGATCTTGTGAATTATTCTGATTCCGTCTGCCCTGTACTCCGTATACTCTGGGTCAGGCACGATGGCGACCGATAATCCGCTGACCAATCCCGATTTAATCCCCCAATAGGCGTCGATGGCGCTTGGCATTTTCATCACCAGGCTTGCGTCTCCGAACAGTCCGCGATCGTCTTCCTTCAACCCGGACCAAGAGCCGACCGGCAATTTTCCGTCCAGCCAGCCGTGATTTACGTAAACCGGGACGGCTTGATCTTTTTTCAGCACCTCCGAATAGGCGCCCGCCATTATTACGTCGTCGTATGAGTCAACGTTTCCGAAGACTGAGCCGTAGCCGCTGAAAGTACCCTCAGAGGCCGCGAACTTGATGTCGCATTCATTGAGCGAGAGTGTTTGATGGGTCAGCATTGCTGCCTCCTTGTGTCTGCCCAAGCATCCGCAGTGGTGCCAGGTTGGTTTGCGCCGTGAGCTCGTCGCCGCCCTTGATCGGCGGGTCGTTTTCGAGCTGACGGCATTCGTTGCGCGTCTTGAGTCCGTTCTGTACGCCTTTGGCGTAGATTTCCATGCGGTCCTTGAGGTTGGCGCGGAGCAAGGCATCGAAACTGATTTCGACGGTCAGTGTGGCGCGTTGAGCGCTGGTTAAAACGCGCTTGGTTACGGCCTGCTCGATGCGCACCAGCGCCGGCCGGATCGTTGATTTGAAGAAGCCTTCGATGATCTGCTCGACGCCGGACCCCCAGGCGGTGACGTTGCTATGCCCGACCATCACCGGCGGTACGCTGAACCAGCGGCAGATTTCCTCGACCGTGAATTGGCGCGTATCCAAAAGCTGCTGATCCTGCGGCGTGAGGTTGATCTGCTGGTATTTCATGTCGGCCTCAAGCAGCTTGATGCGCGAGGTGTCGCCTTCGGCCAGGTCGGCAAAGTTGGCTTTGATCGCCTTGCGCTGGTCGTCTTTCAGGACACGGTCGATCATCAGTATTCCGGTCGGCTTGCCGCCGTTGGCAAACAGCTTGTTTGCTTCCTTTTGTGCGTTGGCCGCTTCGGTCGTGGTGGCGCGCATGTAGTCGAGGCGCGCGAAGCCGATAGTGCCGTTGCCGATTTCCTTGATGTGCAGGACGCTGTCTTCGGACAGCACCGCGACATTGCCGCCGATGTAATATTTATAGGCAACGCGGCCGTCGTCGAGGATGTGCATTTCGACCTGATCGGCAGCCATTGGCCAGAGTGATTCCGCCTCGCCATTTTCATCTCGTTCAATCCGAGCGTAGGCATTGCCCCGCAGAATCAGATTGAGCAGCATGGCCACCCAGAACTCGACCGGCGTCATGCGTGAATTCGGGCTGTTGTGCAGGATCACCCAAAGCATGGTGTCGCGCGCCAGTTCGCGCATGCCGTCCTTCTGCGTATACACAAAGAACGGCAATGTCGCGATGGTGTTGGCCAGCAGCCAGACGCATGACCAGACGGTCGAGAGCTGCATAGCACCATCGGGGCCGATGTTGCTCGACCCTTCGATTAATGCGCTTGACGGCGCTCCGGATTGTTGGCCGGAATGCTGGCCGAGCGCGCCGCCCCAGCCAAACCAGCCGAGGAAGCTTGTGAGAAATCGATTCATTGAGGACTATTCTCAAGATCACGGAGTCTGGTAACAGTTACCGTTCTCCCGTCGTGCTTTTCTATCCGAAGGACTTGTCCAACTTCTGCCAAACATCCGAATCCGTCACGAAATAAGCAGCCCGAGTATTCGGTTCCTTCGATGACTATTGAGTCTTTCCAGGGGTCATACGCTCCAACATCAAGCGTCGGCAGAGTGGTTATTTCATTGCTCATTTAGTCAGCCTGAAATGGGGTCGAGGATAAAATCGTCGATCGGGACGTCTTCTTCTGCTACGGCCAGCGCCCGATTCATACCGATGATGGTGGCCACTGCGCCGTCAATCTTGTTTCCGGCGCGCAACTTGCGCGGGAAGATGTTTTCGTTTCGGTCTTCCTTGACTTCGACGTTGCTCATCATCCAGACATAACAGGGGTTACCGTCGTGATGGAAGCGCCCGGCGTCGATCTGCGCCGAGATTTCCTTCATCGGGTCGCTCAGAAAGCGGACCTGCTGCGGTATATCGACGACGTCGAGGCCTTCTTCCTGCAAATTGGCACCGAGCTGGTGGCCACCCCAGGGGTCTTTGGCGACTTCGCGGATATGGACGGCGCTGGCGCTTTCGATGATGTCTTCCTGTATCTGCTGCAGGGCGATCATGTTGCCCGGGGTGGCGATCAGGTGGCCCTCGTTGACCCAGGCCCGATAATGGGCGTTTTCTTCCTTTTCGATAGCGGCTTCGGGCGCGTAGTTACGCGAAAAGGCGGTGTAGTGGCGCGCGCCGTCTTCTGTTTTCCAGCAGAGCCAGACGGCGCTGGCGATGTCCTGTTTGCTGGCCAGGTCGAGGCCGACTACGCAGCCATCCCACCCGGAGCCGCCAAGGCTGAGCGCGCTGTTTCCCGCGCGCTGCAGGTTGGACAGGTTGAGCCACGGCGAGGCGGCTGCGACCCAGATGTTCAGGTGCTTGGTCTTGAATACGTTCTGCTTGCGCGGGTCGCTGATCGCGTCGCGCTGTTGCAGCCTGAGAAATTCCGCGTCGATCGAGACGCCATAATTCGGGTTGGCTTTGAGCAGCGCCGTTTCGCTCGTCCAATCGTCGTCTTCGTCGGCTGTGAAGATGATGCCGAAGCGCTGGTTGTTTTCGATGACGCCTTCGAGGATCTTCTGCAGCTCGACCTGGTGCATGAAGCACGGGCCGGAAATGTCCGACCCTGCGGTGGTAATGACCAGTATCAATGGCTGCGAGCGGGCGCCCATGCCGGTCTGCATGGTGTCGTACAGCTCGGAGGTCTTGTGCTCGTGGTACTCGTCAACAATGGCGCAGCTCGGCGATGCGCCGTCGCCAGGCCGCCCGATTACCGGCTCGAATTTCGAGTTGTTTTCGGCAATCGACAGGTTTGAAACGTTGACGGAAATTCCGTAGTTCTGCACAAATCGCGGCGTTGCCCGCGCCATCAGGAGCGCCGGGCGGAAGACTTCCATCGCCTGATCCTGCGACGTGGCGCCCGAATAAACTTCGGCCCCGAACTCGCCATCGACGGCGAGCATGTAGTTTCCGATGACAGCAGCCAGCGTGCTCTTGGCGTTCTTGCGCGGGACGATGACGTCTGCAACGCGAAACCGGCGCTTTCCGGTCGCCTTGATGACCCATCCGAATACGCTGGCCAGGATGAATATCTGCCAGCGCTCCAGCTTGATCAATTGCCCTCGGGCAGCCCAGTCGCCTTTGATGTGCGGCATCAACTCGGCGAACTTGCAGACCCGCTCGGCAGGCCGATAGACCCTTCCTTCAATATCGGTTAGCTCGGGATTCCATTCGAATGGAAACGATTTGGACTCGGGACGCTTAAGGTCGTTCAGGTGGCGTTCGCAGGCGAGCCGATGCCAATTGCAGGCTAAGATTTTTCCTTCTACGACTTCGGTTGCATAGTCTGTAGCAATCTCGGCAAATGAGGCTACAGGGATCTCCATGCGTCTTGCGTGGCTTCTTCAAAAAGGTCCGACTGCCTGTTGTCGGAGGGTTTTACACGAGAGCGGGACGACGGCGACATACCAAAGCTGGCCAGGTAGCGGTCGCAATCCTGCTGCAGCTTTCCGATGATTCGAATCAGCGCCGATTCGCGCATGAATCCGGTAGGCGTTTTTTGAGTGAAGACGGCTTCAGCTTGGTCTTCGCCTGCCTCTTCGGCCTGCCGACGCTTGGCTTCAAGCGCCTGCTCGGCGAGTACAAGGCGACCCCACGTCTGGCAGTAGATTGCTAGCGCAGCACGATCAAGGCGGCTGACAAGCCCGACGATTTCAAGCTCTACGGTAATACGCCGCCACTCTTTTCTTGCTTCTTTCGACAGGTGTCTCGGAATATCCGGGACAACAACTTCTGGCTGAATGCCGTCCGAAAGATCAATCGCCCGGCGGCCAGGGTTTCCGCGCAGCAGCTTGATCACATTCGACTGAGGCTTTGGCC